ATGAAAATAAAATTATTGAATCTTTTGAAATTAGACCAGAATCTGCTGCATTTGATTTAAAATTAAAACAAGATTTAATTAATACTGCTAGTCAAAAATCAAGATTAGCTAAAGAAGATCCAGCTAGTTTAGTTATAGGATATAACCCTATTGTTAAAAATAATTTTAATGATTATCAACAAGAACAAGATCCAACAATTAAAGATAGAAAATTTAAAAAATATGTTGCTAGCGTTGTTGATGCACAAGAAAGCATTGGTATTTATTCAGATAATATAAAAGTTCTTCCAAAAGCAAATGCTGTAGCAACAGTTCAAGAATATAATAGTAAAAAACCACAAGAAAAAATTGCTTATCTTCAATCTTTAGAAAATCAATATGGAGATAATTATGGAAAATTACTAACTCAATTAAGTGAAAATGAATTACCAATTACTGCTAAACTTGTTTCTTATTTAAATGATGAAAATTTTGCTATTCAAGCAACAAGCGTTGATAATAAAGAAGAAAGAAAAAGATTAGATCAGTTCTTAAAAGACAATGATAAAATTAGTAAAGATGATTTAAGAAAAAGTGTTGCTACAAAATTATCTGGTTTCCAACAAGTTATAGTAAAATCAAATCCATTTAACACAGAAAAAGCATTAAAAGAAATATCTGATATACAAGAAGTTATTACTTATATTGCTGCCAATAAAATCTTTGCAGGCAAAGATGAATCTAAGGCTGTTGATGAAGCAACTGGTTATATTACTAATAATTTTGATTTAAAAGACACTTATTTTATTCCTAAAATTTATAACAACAAATCACTTGTTGATTCTCAAAGACAGCATATTGAAAGAAAAGCAAATATAATAAAAGAATTTTATATAGATAAATTAGATATTGCACCTTTTAAATCAAACAATGAAAAAATTACTGATGATGAATTAAATAAAGCAATTAAAGTACAAATACAAAAAAATGGTATGTGGGTAAATACAGCAGATGGTAATGGTATTGTATTAGCTGTAACATTATCTGATGGATCTATTGGTTTAATTGAAAATAAAAAAGGTGAATTAATTAAAATGAATTTTGATGATTCTTCTTTTAAATTACCAACAACAAATGAAATTATTGATTTTAAAAAAACTACACAAGAACAAAGAAAAAAAACATTAAAGAGTGAACCATTAATAACTTTATTTAGTAGATAATATGGCTAATATTAGCTTTGGTTTAGATGTTAATGAAAATGTCAAAACCAATGGATATGATTTATATAAATCAACATTAGGTGAAACATTAGGTGCTGTAGCAGAAGATGCTTGGAACTTTAATCCACTGCCATCTGCTATTCGTTTTTTTGAATTAGAAGCAAATAGAAATGAAGATACTAATGAACCATTAATATCAAGAGATGAATTAAATAAGAAATATTCTAATTTAGATTTATTTTTTGATGAAGATGAAAAACAATCTACAGTTGATATTTTAGTTAATAGAAAAACTTTAGAAAGAGAAAGACAAAGCATTATTGCTCGTGGACCAGAGGGTTCTTTTAATCCTTTTAATTCTGGTTTTTATACTGGTGGTGCAAAACTTGGAACTTCATTAGCTGTTAGCATTGCAGATCCTATTAACATAGCATCAGCATTTATACCTGTAGTTGGCGAAGCTAGATTTGCATCTTTAGTTGCACGACAAGGATTAACAAAAGCAAGAGGAATAAGAGGTGTTGTTGAAGGAGCAGTCGGTGCTGCAGCAGTTGAACCAATAGTATTAACAGCAGCAACAGCAGAACAGGCTGACTATGGATTAATGGATAGTTTTTTAAATGTTACTTTTGGTTCTATTATTGGTGGTGGACTTCATATAGGAGCAGGTGCATTAAAAGATTTTAGAACTCGTAGAGCATTTGAAGATAGAGTTGATGCTGCTAGAAATGCAGTAGGAATTACAGATGGAGAAGATCCTGCTGTAAATTTATATAGAGAATATTATCCAGAAACATCAAGGGTAATGAAAGAACTTGCTGAAACAGATCCAGAAACTAGAAGATTATTATTAACTAGAGCTTTATCAGATTTAATAGAAGATAATCCTGTTAATGTTAAACCTATTGCCGATCTTGATCCTAAACTTAGAGAAGCTCAAATTAACGATGCTGTACCAATTAATGAAAGAGTTAATACTACAAGAATTGTAGATGAAAATATTGGCACAACAGAAAGAGTTGTTACTGAAGATAATAAAGGAACAAGAATTTTTAAAAAAGAAGATGAATTAGATATAATTAAAGTAGAAGATGTATTAAGACAAAAGGATATTGATCAAAGAAATTTAGATTTAGAAAATAGATCAATAGAAGATGAATTAAATATTATAAAAGAAAGACAAAAAGATTTAAACATTGAAGAAAGTGCAGAATTAAAACAAGCAAGAACTGATAGTCAAGAAGTTGTTGCTAAAGAAAAAGAATTAAAAGATGCAATTAAAGATAGTATTAATTGCGTTAATGGAAGGTAGTTATGGCAAAAGATAGATGTATAGATAGACTTGAACAAACATTAAAACAATCTTCTATATCCTCTGCAAAAGCAGAAGATATTATTCAAAGTATTAAAGATGCACAAAAAGAAGTTAGACTAGATAATTTAGATAATGAATTATCAGAACAAGTTGCAAATAAAATTTTAAAAGAACAACAAATATCAAAAAAAATAAAACAAAGAAATGCTTTAGAAGATGAGATTAGAATTAGAAATACAGTTGAATATGTTCTTAGAGAGTACCCAAACAATCCTGCAGAAGGATTAACTGCTATATTAGTTGGTAGTAATCTACAAAGAGTAGGTTCTCGTGCTTCTGTTGCTCTTGCTCAACTTTCCGAATACAGAATGTTAGTTAGTGCTTTTCAAGAAAAATTAAGACAAAATAATTTAGTTGAATTATTTGCCAATGCAAATGAAGATATAGATAGAAGAACAGCAAGAACTATATGGGAAATAGGATCTGATAAACCTATTACAGAAAAAAACCAAGACATAGTTAATATGGCTAGAATTATGTCTGAATTTTCTGAATCTGTTAGAAAAAAATTAAATAATCTTGGTACTAATATAGATAAATTGCCTGGTTGGATTGTAAGACAAACACACGATCCAATGCAAATTAGAAATGCTGCAGATGTTTTAAAATTAAAAGATAATAAAAATGTTGCTGAGTTTAATGGTTCTGTTGAAAGAAATTTTAATGCTTGGAAAGAATATATAATTCCAAAACTAGATGAAAGAACATTTGATGGTTTTGATAATAAAGATGAATTTTTTTCATTCACTTGGAATTCTTTAGTAAGAAATGGTCATATTCTTGCAGAAGGTTCTTCAAGTGTTTTTGGATCTAGAGATTTAACTAAAAAACTTGCTGCAAAAAGAATTCTTCATTTTAAAACTTCAGATGATTGGTTTGATTACAATTCTAAATTTGGTTCTGGTAATTTAAGAGAATCTTTCTTTTTTGGATTAAATAATGCAGGAAGAAATATTGGAATGATTACAACTCTTGGAACTAAACCAAAACAAAATTTTCAATTAATAAAAAGTTCTATTGCCAAACAATTAACAAAACAAAATAAATTAAAATATATAGATGAAATTGGTAAAAATGAAGGAAAATATGATTATCAATTTGCAGAAATAGATGGATCTGTAAATATGATTGGTCATTTTGGTGGTGCTAAATGGTCTGCAATTAGTAGATCTATTTTATCAATGGCTAAACTTGGGGGAGCTGTTGTTTCTGCTATGGCTGACATTCATTTATATGCAAAAGAATTATCATATCAAGGTAGAACTTATTTAGGTGGTGTTGCTGAAGCTATGGGTAATTTAGCTAAAATTAAAAACACAGCAAAAAAAAAAGAAATAGCAGAACAGTTAGGATTTATGGCTGACAATCTTATTTATGATTTAGCAGCAAGATATTCTGTTGGAGATAATTTAAGTAGAAACTTTACAAAAATACAAAGAACATTCTTTAAATTAAATTTACTAAACTGGTGGACTAATACTTTAAAAGAAGGAGCTATGCTTGGTATGAGTAATTTTGTTGCAAAACAAAGAAATATAGCTTTTGCAAATTTAGAACCACAATTTAAAAGATTAATAAGTCATTTTGGTATTGATGAAAAATTGTGGAATACTATTAGAAAATTAGATGTTGAAAAAGCTGATGATGGTAAAGAATTTTTCTCTGTTAGAAATATAGATAATTTATCTAAAGAACAAATATTAGATTTAATGAATTTAAAAAAAGCAACACAAAGACAAATAGATTTATACAGAGATACATTAAAAGCAAAAGTATCTGGAATGTTTTTAGATAGATCTAGTTACGCAGTTATTGAACCTGATGCTAGAACAAGAGCTTTTATGAAACAAGGATTAATGGCAGGAACTGGAATGGGTGAAGCTATGAGATTCTTTTTTCAATTTAAAGCATTTCCTATGGCTATTTTACAAAAAGCATTTGGAAGAGAAATGTCATTTATTAAAGAGGGACAAACAGCCAAAGGTTTATTTGGTATGGCAAATTTAGTAGTTGGTGCTGGAATATTTGGTTATATAGCAATGTCAGCAAAAGATTTATTAAAAGGTAGATCTCCAAAAGATCCTACTAAGTTAGATACTTTTTACGCAGCAATGTTACAAGGTGGTGGATTAGGTATTTATGGTGATTTCTTATTTTCTAAAACAAGAACAGGAGCAGAAATTATGGCAACAGCTGCTGGACCATTTGCTACTGAAGCGTTTAATGCTTTACAAGCAATTAAATATGGAATTAGGGGAGAAAAAGATCCAGCATTAAGACAGGCATATAAATCTGTTGTTGGTAATACTCCTTTTTTAAATTTATTTTATTTAAAAACAGCATTTGATTATGCAATAGGTTATCAAATTATGGAAACATTATCACCTGGTTATCTTAGAGAAATGGAAAGAAAAATGAAAAAAGATAGTGGTCAAGAATTTTTGTTTACAAAACCATCTGTATTGTTTAAAGGTTTCTAAATATGACAATATCTTCAACTACAGTTAGAAACAGTTATAGTGGTGATAACTCTACAACTACCTTTTCTTACACATTCAAGATATTCGCAGACTCAGATATTCAAGTAATCATTCGTTCAGCTAATGGAACTGAAACAACTAAAACTATTACAACTCACTATACTGTAACAGGTGCTGGTAACTCAGGTGGTGGATCAGTTATATTTACATCAGGTAATATTCCAACATCTACTCAGACAGTTGTGTTAAGACGTAACATTCCACAAACACAAGCAATAGATTATATCGCTAACGATCCATTCCCTGCTGAATCGCATGAAGAAGGTTTAGACAGAGCAACAATGGCAATTCAACAGTTGCAAGAAGAAGTAACAAGATCTTTAAAATTATCTAAAACAAATACAATGACATCTACAGAGTTTACAGTAGGTGCATCAGATCGTGCTAATAAAATTCTAGCATTTGATACTAATGGTGAATTATCAGTTACACAAGAGCTTGGAACTAACAGAGGTTCATGGAGTGCTGGTGTTACTTTTAATGCTAGGGATATTGTAAAAGATTCATCTAACAATAACGTATATCTTTGTAACACAACTCACACATCTACAGGTTCTACTCCTATCAGTTCTAATACTGATGTAGCTAAATGGGATTTAATTGTTGATGCACAATCTGCAACTAACAGTGCAAATGCAGCTGCGAACTCTGCATCTAACAGTTCTAATTTTGCTAACAACTCATCTAACAGTGCCAATACATCTGCTAATCATTCTGCAAATAGTTCTAATTTTGCAAACAATGCTTCAAATTCTGCTAATACTGCATCAACATATTTAGCTGATGTAAGTGCTAATGCTAATGCTGCCGCAAATTCTGCATCTAATAGTTCTAACTTCGCAAATAATTCTAGCAACAGTGCAAACTCAGCATCTAATCATTCTAGTAACTCAAGTAATTTTGCAAATAATTCTAGCAATAGTGCTAACACATCAGCTAACCACGCATCAAATTCTAGCAACTTTGCTAACAACAGTTCTAATAGTGCAAATGCTTCTAGTAATCATTCTGCCAATTCATCTAACTTTGCAAACAACAGTTCAAATCATGCGGCAAACAGTTCAAACTTTGCAAATGCTTCTAGCAATCATGCAAGTAATTCATCTAATCATTCTGCTAATTCTAGTAACTTTGCTAACACATCTAGTAACCATGCAGCTAACTCTAGTAACTTTTCTAACAATTCTAGCAATTTTGCTAACACTGCAAGCAATTCTGCAAACGCTGCAAACAGTGCAAGAGATGCAGCTCTAGCAGCGGCTGACAATTTTGATGATGTTTATTTAGGTGCTAAAGCAAATGATCCAACATTAGATAATGATGGTGATGCTTTAAATGCTGGAGATTTATATTACAACACAACTTCTGGTAATTTAAAATACTACACAGGTTCTGCTTGGATAGCTGTAACTTCAGGTGGTATTTCAGATTTAGTACAAGATACAACTCCACAACTTGGTGGTAACTTAGACATTAATACTTTTTCAATCGTATCTACTTCTAATGGTAACATTAGCATTACACCCAATGGTACAGGTAAAGTTATATTAGATGGAATATCTTATCCTGACACCGATGGAACTAATGGACAATTTATAAAAACAAATGGTTCAGGAGTATTATCTTTTGGTGCTATGACTTTATCTTATTCTTCTGGCACAGCAACAGGAGATGGAAGCGATACTACATTTACAATTTCTTCAGGAAGATCAGTTGAAGATGTATTGGTATTCGTCAATGGTTTTCAATTAACACCTACAACAGATTATACAATTTCTGGCACAACCCTAACATTCCAAACTGCACCTGCTAACAATGCTGAAATTACTTATAGATATTTACCATTAGGTGGTGCTTATACATCAGCTAACTTTACTGGTGATGGAAGTGATACAACATTCACAATAGATGCTGGTAGAGCTGTTAATGATGTACTAGTCATAGTTAATGGATTAACATTAGTTCCAACTGATGACTATACTATATCAGGTACAACTTTAACTTTTGCTACTGCACCTGCTAACCTTGCAGAGATTACTGTAAGATACCTAAGGTTAAGCTAATGGGTGCTATCGCAAGAAACGCAGCTAACAATATAACTACTGCAGGAGTATTTACTTCATCTGCTATTACCAATGCTTCTGTTACAGGAATAACTGTACTTGCAAATGCTAGTGATGGAATAACTTTAATATCTTCTCAAACTGCTAGTTCTTCAGCATCATTAAGTTTTACGACTGGTATAGATTCAACTTACAAAGCATATAAGTTTGTGTTTGTTAATATACACCCTGCTACTAATGGTGCTAATTTTACATTTAACATGAGTACAGATAGTGGAAGCAATTACAATGTTACTAAAACAAGTACTTCTTTTAGACCATTTCATTATGAATCTGATGCTGGTGCTGATTTAAGTTATAGTGGCACAAGTGATTTAGCACAAAGCACAGGTTTTCAAATTATTGCTGAAAACGTAGGTGATAGTGCTGATGACAATTCAAGTGGTTCTTTAACTTTATTTAATCCATCTTCTACAACTTATGTGAAACATTTTATATCTTCTGTTCAAATGAATAATAGTTCAAGTTTTCCAGCAAGTGTAAATTTTCATACTGCTGGTTATGGTAACACAACATCAGCAGTTAATGCTATCAGATTTCAAATGAGTTCAGGAAATATAGATGCAGGCACTATTTACCTTTATGGGATAAAATGATTATGAAATCGGTAAATAGAAAAACTCACTGTGTTCGTAGAACAATTACTTTAGGAGTATTTTAATTATGGGTTCAATCACAAGAGGTTTATCAAACAACATTACAACTGGTGGAGTTATACTTCCTGCTGGTATTACAAATGCTTCAGTAAGTGCTGTAACTTCTTTTGCTAATGCTGCTGCTGGAACATTAACATTAATATCTACACAGACAGCTAGTTCATCTGCCAATATATCTTTTACAACTGGTTTAAATAGCACTTATGATGAATATATATTTAAGTTTATAAATATTCACCCAGCAACAGATGATATAGTTTTTCAAGTAAATTTTTCTACAGATGGTGGAAGTAACTACAATGTAACTAAAACCACAACTAATTTTGAAGCAACACATACAGAAGCAGACGAAACTGGTTTTAAATATGGAACAGGAGATGATATTGCACAAGGTACAGGTTATCAAAGATTGGGTCTTATTGGTAATGATAATGATGAATCAATGTCAGGAGAACTTTATTTATTCGCACCTAGTAGTACAACTTTTGTAAAACATTTTATTGGTAGAACACATGGATATTATGGTGGCACTTTTGCTTGGTCAAATTTTTGTGCTGGGTATTGCAATACTACATCAGCAGTAAATGCTGTTGATTTTAAATGTTCTAGCGGTAACATAGATGATGGAGTATTTAAATTATATGGAGTTAAAAAATCATAATGGGTAGCATAACAAGATCATTCGCAAACAACATAACTACAAATGGTGTTCTATTACCAGCTTCATTGACTAACAATTCTATTGCCAATGTAACTGCTTACAATGCTGCGATTGCTACTGGTAACATGGTTTTAATAAGTTCGCAGACAGCAAGTGCTTCTGCATCAATCAGCTTTACAACTGGAATAGATAGTACCTATAAGGAATATCAATTCTGGTTTGTTAATATGCACCCAGCTTCTCAATCTGATTTAGTTTTTCAAGGAAGCACAGATGGTGGTTCAAATTATGGAGTTACAATTACATCAACTTGTTTTAGAGCATTTCATTATGAAGCAGATAATGGTGATGGATTAGCTTATATTACAAATTCAGATTTAGCACAATCTACTTCTTTTCAACCACTTATACAAACAACAACATTAGGAAATAATGCAGATGATTGTTTAAGTGGTTCTTTAACAATATTTAATCCAAGTTCTACAACTTATGTAAAACATTTTATTAGTAGTGCAAGTGCTGTTGAAATTGGTAATTGGACTAGTTACGTAGCAGGATATTTTAATACTACTTCCGCTATCAATGCTTTTCAGTTTAAAATGGGTACTGGCAACATAGATGATGGCACAATCTTAATGTTCGGAATAAAATAATGACATTGACTAATTCAATTAACAATAATAAATAGGAGATAATATGGCAGAACATAAACTAGTAGATGGAATACAAATTCCCCTTAGTGCTGAGGAAATAGCACAAAGACAAGCTGAAGCAACAGCTTGGGCTAATGGTGCTTTTGATAGAGCATTAGCTTCATTAAGAGCTAAACGTAATTCATTATTATCTGCTACAGATTATTTAGCACTATCAGATAATACTTTATCTGCTGCTATGTCTTCTTACAGACAATCACTTAGAGATTTGACTGAAGGTTTATCAACAGTTGAACAAGTTAATTCAGTAGTATTCCCAGTTAAGCCATAATATAAAATCGTTCATACAACGATGAACATTCTTATAGCGATACCCTGTTTCGGTGGAAACATCAGTAACATGACATTCCATTCATTATTTAATTGCATCAAACCTTTAAATGATATGGGACACAATCTTAGGATTGAAACACTTCCAACTGAATCTTTAATCAATCGTGCTAGAAATAAGTTTGTAACTAAGTTTTTAGATAATAAAGAATTTAATGGAACACATCTATTATTCATTGATGCTGATATAGGTTTTACATTACAAAATCTTTTAAGAGTTATAGAGTTTAATAAAGAAGTTGTTACATGCACCTATCCTGTAAAAGGATTTTACTGGCAGCAGTTACTAGATCGTATCAAAGAAAATAATAATATAGATGAAAAAACAATGCGTGATTATCTTTTGCAGTTCAATGTTAATCTATATCCTAACACAGAATTTAAACAGGGATTTGCAAGAGTAAAAGAATCAGCTACTGGTTTCATGATGATTAAACGTGAGGTGTTTACTACTATCATAGATAAGAATCCTCAGCTTAAATACAAACCAGATCTAAGAACAGGAATAGAAGGATCAGATAATGCTTATGATTTCTTTCCTGTTGGAATCTATAAAGAGAAAGATGGTGTTAATAGATTCTTATCTGAAGACTATTACTTCTGTAGATTAGCTGAAGAGTGTGGCTTTGAGATCTGGACTGATTTATCTACACCAATTACACACTTGGGTTCTACCGAGTATCATGGTATGTTTATGACACAACTAAACAAGAAATAATATGATTACACTTATTATTGGTTTACTAGCTGGAGGTTTTATTGGTTATGCTTATAAAGATGAAATCAGTCAAGCTATTGAATCTATCAGATCTCATTTAAAATAGACTTGAAATTTGTTGCACTGCAACATATATAGTTTCCATTAACCAATGGAGAATACTATGTTAGATTATAAATCTTTCAGAGAATACTGGACTAAGTTTTATGCAGATGCTTTTGAAGATGTTAAAACATTTTGGAAAGATTATGCTAAAAGTGTAGAACAGTTCTACAATAAAAAATAAATTATATTTATAATTCAATAAGTTATAAAAAATAATTTTATTTACTTATTATTCAATTAACACTAGTTGGCTTTTGCCAAACCAACATAGGAGTTAGCATGGCAAAAAAGAAAATTAAATCAGCTGAAGATATTATCTATGAGATTAAAGATCTCCTTGATGATCTTGAGCTAAAGATAAATCCAGAAGATTCTTATGATGATGAATCAGAAGATGAGGATCTTGATATAGACGAAGAAGAAGACGAAGAAGAATAGTCTATATAATAGGGGTGGTGAATAGCCACCCTTATTTACTTATCCACATTTTAGTGTAAATAACTTTAATGAATTTTTTATTAGTATTTGCAGTTTGCTCAATAATTAATGGCAACTGCTTAGACACAATGAGTACAGGTAAGAAGTTTAATACCTTTAGAGAATGTACCATAGCTGGTTATGAATTTATAGCAGAACAGAATAAACTATTCCCATTAGATCAGTTTGAGAAAGTCAAACCATCCTTTCATTTTGATTGCATAGAAACAGCAGAGCAACCCACATAATTACAATCTATAATTGACTTTTGGATAACACTATATATGGTGTGTCAATGAGAAAGAAACACAAGACAGTATCTGCTACTTCCATAAGGCTATCAGCCTATGAGAATTTTTCCAAAGAAAGAATGGATACAATAATTAAAAGATTAGATGATCTTACAGTTGAAGTTAAAGATCTTAGAACTGATGTGAGTATGGGTAAAGGTGTCATAGCATTTCTAGTAGTCATTGGTAGTATAGCAGGTTCAGTAATAGGTTTCTTTCAATTCAAAAACTAAAACAACATAGGGTTTACATTGCGAAAGGCAGACAAAGGATTAGTTTCCGAAGCATTAGCACAAGCACACTTTGCTAAAGATCCTGATTTAATTGTATTCACAGCACTAGGTGGTGTTGGTCCAATAGATATTTGTACGTTTAATACTAAGACAAAACAATATACTAATTATGATATTAAAACTGTGTCATATAGAAAATCAAATACTAAATACGCACACAAAAAGAACGATAGAATAAATAGATCCCCATCCAAGATACAACAAACAATGAATGTAAAGATTGTTTATGTATATGAAGATGGTAAGATATTAATAAAATGAATTACGAAGACGTTAAAACACGCATCAAGAAACATGAAGGTTTCTCTGCCAAAGTATATTTAGATTCACTTGGCAAAGGTACTATTGGTTATGGTCATCTACTTACTGAAGAAGATGATTTTGAAGAAGGTATTATCTATGACAAAGATATACTTGAAGAATTATTTAATAAAGATTTTAGTAAAGCTAAACAAGGTATGGAAGAATTAGTTGGCACATTAGAATTGCCTATGCTTGTTAAAGGAGTTATTATTGAGATGGTATTTCAATTAGGAAAGACTGGAGTATCTAAGTTTAAAAATATGTTTGCAGCATTAAATGAATATGATTATACCAGAGCTGCTGCAGAAATGTTAAACTCAGCATGGTATAGACAGACACCAAGCAGATGCGAAGAGCTGGCTAACTTAGTTAGAAAGTGTACAATATAATGTGGTGGAGTATAATACCAACTGTTTTTAAAACTGGTGCTGAGATATATAAGAACCATAAGCAATCAGAATTATTAGAGAGTGAAGCTGAACGTAGATACTATGAACGTATGGCTAAAGGTGAGATTGAATATCAAAGAGATGTTTATGATGACCAGCAAAAGGGATGGAAAGATGAATTTGTTTTAATCATAGTGTGCATACCCATTATGCTTTTATCTTATGCTATCTTTACTGATGATCCATTAATCAAATCTAAATTAGATTTATTCTTTGATTACTTTGGTAAGTTCCCTACTTGGTATCAATGGTTAATCGTTGGTATCTTTGGTGCGATCTATGGATTAAAGCCAACACTAGATATATTTAAAAAATAATGTCAGATCAAATCACTACAATGTTTGGACAATCTTATTCTAAGAAGAAACCAACTTTGCTTGCACAGCAAGGATCTAATGTTAAAGTAAAAATTACTAAGAAGAAGAATGGCAAGAAAACATTTAGAAAATAAACATATAAGAAAGCCACCAAAGAAAAGAAGAGGCAGACATACTAAGCGTGTGAATAAAGGTAAGACTTATAAAAAATATGCTGGTCAGGGGAGAGTATAGTTTATGACAAAAGTCAAATGTATTTTTAAACTATGGATGGGATTCTGTGCTTTACTGAAACAATGTAAGTGTGTTAAAATCAACGAGGATGACTTCAACCCTTTTAGACAGAAATTATAATGGTTAAAAAAATATATCAAAATCCTAGTGGTGGTTTAAATGAAGCTGGTAGAAAATATTTTAAACGTACTGAAGGATCTAATCTTAAAGCTCCTGTGAAGACTGGTACAAATCCTAGACGAGTTTCTTTTGCTGCAAGATTTGGTGGGATGAAGGGATCATTACTTTCTAAGTCTGGTAAGCCAACAAGACTTAAGTTAGCACTTAAAGCCTGGGGATTCTCAAGTAAAGAAGCTGCGAGAAACTTTGCGGCAAGACATAAGAAGAGTTAGTCTTTTATCTTAAACATATTATCTAATCTTCTTAATTCAATTCCAGCTTCATATCTTTCCATAGCATGATTGTAATGATCTTGGTGCATTGCTAAATCAATTTTGATTGGATCAAACCAATTTTCTAATGCACGATCTTCATCACATCCATCACAATGTAATTTATCTTTTTTATCAGGGAATATTTGTTGATGACTACAATACCCACATTCTAAAAAAAGTTTATCTAATTCTAATTTGTAAACTATTTTTTTCATAACTCTCCTTTGTTGTTTTTATCATTATAACATATTCGGTTATGCTTGTCAAGTGTTATTATTTCCAGTAAAATAAACAACAATTAAAAAATGGCTAAAAGAAAAGAAATATTAAAAAGCTGTGGTAACTGCCATATCTGTGGCAAAGAACACATGAGCAATGAAGGTGGCTGGGTTATTAACGCAGAAAAACTTAACTTCTGCCATAGCCTAGATCATAGTTGCTATGAGATATACTTTAATAATGTACGAGCCAAAGAGAAACAATCACTTGTCAATAATACGCAAAATGATAAACGTATGAATATGTACATTGAGTATTTAAAAAAACAAAAATGTAAACATCAATATATAAATGAAAAAAAATAATAAAAAGAAAAAAGGTTTCCCAGATCTAACAGGAGATGGCAAAGTAACTTTTAAAGATGTCTTGAAAGGTAGAGGAATTATTGGTAATGGTAAAAAAGGCAAATCACTAATGAGTAAATAATATGGATAAATCTAAATATCATAAAACAAAAGAAGGTAAGACAGCTCGTAAAGGTTTATACTATAACATAAATAAACGTAAGGAAGCTGGTACATCTAGAAGCAAATCAGATTCTACAATTTCTAAAAAGTCTTATAAGAGTTTGTTATCAGGTTTTAAAAAGTAATTACTTAACAGTTTCCATAACATACTTATATCTGTTCCAAATAACATGATCTGGTTTCCAGAAATGTTCTTTATTAATTTTCATTCTAACATGATGGATCATTGTCGTATGATCTCTGTTACCTAAGATAACTCCAATCTTTGTAAATGGCATTGCATACTTATCTCTTAAAACATTTATAAGAATAGATCGTGCAATCACCGCAGATTGTATTCTAGTCTTAGCAATAATCTCATTAACATTTATACCAAGTTGATTGGCAACGATTGTAAGTATTTCTTTTACATTCTCAGGGACCACAACATCATTGATGGTTACATACTTAACCACCTCTTTAACAACTGTATTCTGTTTAGTAACAATATGTTTTTTAAAAAATCCTCTGGCTAATTTATATCCAGTTTTAAAACCTATACGATATAGTTTACGTTCTCTATCTGATAAGTTCTCATATACATTAGTAGTGTATCTTAATTTAATTTGTTGTCTTAACTCTTTTAGAGTCATAGCTATCCCTTCCAGTTGTAAACAACTTTACGTTGTCTTTCGTTGTTATATCAATAATGACTTATGCCATTATCTTTTCTTTTGTCTGCTCAATTTTAAATATCAATCTCTTAGAATCATTTAGATTCTTTTGATATTTATAAAAGAACTCAAGAGCTTTGCGATGTCGCATCTCCTGTAGATCTCTCATCTTTTGCAGACGAATCCTTAGTTTGTCCAACTAAATCTTCTTTCTGTTTAATCGTTGTAAAAACTGTTTTGATACTGGAAATCTTAACATCAATCACTACACCTTTGGCAGCTGGATCTGATGCAACTTCTGCACTATCAAATTCTTCTGTATATACAAAAGAACACTCACAGTTCTTATTACGAAGGAACTTTACCACTACTTATCCTTTTTGGCAATACTGTTTTTATTCCTTAGATTCTTAGTCATCTTGCAATAGATAGCCAGATCATCATAGCTATCCGCCTTATATCTTTTGGTGCAACGATACAGTTTAAGTGCCATCATTAGATGTCCCACATCTTCAGGCGTTAATGCTTTTTTTATTTTATCAAATAGAACGATAGAGAATAGCTCTGCAAGTAATGCAAAGTTCTCTTCATAATCCCCATATTCTTTATGGCGATCTTCTATAATTTTCTTGTGTATTTTTTCTTCAATATCAATGAAGTAAGATTCATTTGTCATAGTTACCTTTGTTGTTTTACTCTACCCCTAGGGACAACGAAAGGGTAGGCATGACTGCCTGATGAAACCCTAGGGATAGAATTAATAGTTACTTGCGTAGCTATTAGTATTGTCTATTACCGAAAGATTTATTGCCTGTAAATGGTTTCTTTTGAAATCCACCAGCTTTAAATCCAGGTTGTTTGTTTGCTCCTGCTGAAGCTGTTGCTTCTTTCTTTGTTAAGATCACAGTGTATCCACCTGTTGGATTACCTTCTATGTCTGTTCCATCAAACGCACAGTAGTCGTACCATTCATTATTGATATTCACATTCATCTTCCAATTTTTTCCTTCTGGAGCTTTTGGAGAATTAGGTGCTACCATAACTGGTTGGTTATCGCCTGCTTTTTTATTTACGTTTGGAACAAGATTCAAATAGATCTTGCTCTTTGGTTGGTCGTTCATTTATACCTCATTTTGAGTTGTGATCTCATCACGCTTACTATTAAATTTATTTAAAATAGAATTGTAAGTTGCGAGATCTTTTATTTTTATCTGATTAAGAAGATCTTT